CAGGGTTGCAGTCAGAAATGCGAACCCCAAATTCATACAATCAACCCTTCCGGTTGGAACCGACATTGCTTTGAGTACGAAGCACACCAAAGCTGCAACGATAAGTATCAATCTAATTCCCATTTTCTTTCTCCTTTTCTAGTGTAACTCGGGGTGGTGGTTCCAAAGTAATTTTACTTTTTCCTGGGTATCCAATTCAGGGATCTCTTGGACCACTTCCCATTTGTAATTCATAATGACATTATACACTTCTGGTAAATACAGTTGTGTGTGCCACCAAACCCAAAAATTCGCGCCGGACAATTCCATGGATTTTGCCTGGTCGAGAAACCCTTTGACTTGCGCAGGCGATGCAGCCCAGCCAGTTACCCTATATGCGCTGCCAGTCGGGACATACGGCAATTGTGGTGACATCATTCTAAACTCGTCGTAACTTGCCCGCAATTGATTCGCGCCACCACTGTCCGCAAAGTTTTGCTCCCAGTACACCTGGGGAATATCGAAATCACATTGTGATCTAAACTCTGCCCAGGGTAGTTCCGGATGAAGTCTAGGGAATCTATATGACGATAATCCAATTGGCATATCGGGAAGGAAGTACCGTAATTTTTTCATCAATGCAGCAGCTTCCGCAGGTGAATCTTTGATCTGTGCTTCCGCATCCAGAATATAACCAACCAGATCCGGATGTTTGTGCATCGCTTCAATCACGCGGTCCGCGCCCGCTGACCAGGTTGTTTTGTAAACCGCGCCCCACCCCCAGCTTTCAATGCCAACCGCTTTCATGGCTGCTATAAATGGTGTGAGATCCGGACCAATTTTCAACTCACCTAAATATCCATTATGGATGTGCCAGAACACATGGCCTACCCCGGCTTGTTTGGCTGCGTTTGCGATGGCCGTAGGATTACCGCCCATCGTTTGAGCAACCAACCAAATAAACCACCCCTTTCCTTTCGGTAATATTTTTCTACTCATTTTATCCTCCTAAAATACTTGCTGTAAGTGCGGCATCCGCGTCATTTCGCAGTCCGATTAATAAACTGATGTACGATGGTGGAAGTTGAAACCAGTTTGACGGTAATTCTTGAGTCCCTATGATGTTTCCAAATGGATCGAGGACGGGTTGCGGAGTTGGTAAGGTTGCCCAAAAGAAGGCGACTCCCTCTCTCCATGTTACAAGGCTCGAGTCGGTTAGTCTGTAATGTACCTCGACTCTTGCCTGTTCATAGTCAATAATCATTCTTGAAATTTCGACGTTATCGATACTGATTATTATTGCCATTTATTCTCCTATCCTACTTTTACCATCGAAAAATTAATACCGTTTGATAAATATTCAAGATTCAAAGCCGCTCCAGAATTTTGAAAAACGTTAACCTGAATATAATCACCAACATTCATCAACCAATGAGTCGCTATATGGACTTGCGGTGTCCCTGCTGATGTTGTTTGAAGATACGAAGTGCATATTGAAACGCCGTTTTTTATAATGGCTACTCCCCTTTGTCCGGTTGCGTTTGCCGCAAAACGGATACTTGCATTTATTGAGTAAATGCCATAAGCTCTTGCGGTTAGTTTTGAAGGGTCACCGGACGCCCAATGACTCGCAAGCCAAGACGGTTTTTCTTCCCAATAAATACTTTCAAAAGATACAGGCGACCACGCGTTGTTTGCCCAAGAAACCGCCGATGTTCTGTAAACATACGCTCCGATTCCTTTGGTTTGGGATAGGTGATTTGTGATTTGTTGTCCATCCCACCTTGCGGTATTCATTGCGACTCTCTTTTTTGCCCAAGAAGCGTCGTAGTCCTCAACTAACATCTGATCGTACCAACCTATCCCTGCTTTTTCTGTGAGCTGGACTATTTCACCGGCTCCATAACTAAGGATATGCTGATAGTTTTTCATAACACCGCCGTATGCAATTAAGTTGAGTACTCCGTTTCCGGTTGTACCGTCTCCCCCCGTCCCTTGAATCCGGCTATCAAAATCCGGTGAATTTTGGGATGAATGAAAATCTATAAATGGTGTTCCGGCTGCGCTACGTCCAACCTTTCCAATTTCAATTGAGCCATTACTATCTGTGGCTATTGATACTTGACCGTTGTGTGACGTACCAAAATCTCCTTGAGTTTTTGAATTGAGGATGCCTGTAAGATCTAAATCTCCATTGATCTCTGTGTCCTGTCCCAGGGTATTCAATGCTGGATTGACATTCAATCCCTGATTAGATCGATTGATCAATCTCAATTGCTGTTCTAATCGCAATACCTTTTCTTCAAGTAGTCGCAGTTTAGCATCATCACTCATAATACTTTACTCCTGACTGCCTGCAATGCTTTTTCTGGTGTATCGGTTTCTTCTCCCATAAGCAGGATTATATTCCCCTGTCCATACCTGTGAGCAGCAGCAGCCTGTTTTAATTGATCTTCCGATGCCGATTCCTTATTGTGCCAATATTCTCCCTGAACAAATACAGCAACCGGATTTGGGTTGTAAACAACAAAGTCAATCACCTGGCTTCCTCTGACACCTGTCATTCCCAATGGAACCTGAAAAGAATAATCTATTCCCAGTTTATCTAATGCCAATGCCACATAATATTCGTTGTATGAATCCGGCATCTGCCCATGAACCAGGTCCAATGGTAGCTTTTCTTCTTTGATCTTTGCAGGTCTAGGTGTTGCCATTAGTCAGCCTCGAATACTGATAGTTGACCAATCGCCACCATTTGATCATTGCTATCTTTCACCCACTCAACAGGTCTGACACTTTCCGGCTCGATGAAAACATACTTGCCGTTGTACATAGAGTGTGGATGTTCCATGTACAGTGGAGCTGGTGTAGTTTCACTGCTTGACCAGGCTTCCAATTGCGCCTGTAATGCAGTAGCGGACAGGGTTGATTTCTCTCCTTGCAGGTCAAACAGATTGTCGTCAACCTTGTATGTCAATGTCCATGATTTTTTGATTGGTAATCTGGTCACTGGTTTGATAGTGACCGCTTTTATTCTTGGTGTTTTCAAGGGATCGGAAGTGTATAGAGTAAGTCTTATTTTTATTTTTTTTCCTGTGACTTCATGGCCGGAAAACATAACCTCCTGTGATGGTGATTGTGTAATGGGTGTCGATAAACTTTTCCATGTATCGCTGTCGCTGTCCAGTTTATAAGACACAGTTACGTATTGACCAGAGGACAGCCCCTCACTGTAAATAATAACGCTGCTGAAATATTTTTTGATCTCTTTGAAGTTACCAGAAACCCACGCATTATCCACTGTGCCACTTGGTGTATATTGGTAATCGCTTTGTTTTTTTGGATCAATCGCAACAGGCAACCAAATAAGACCGTTCTCCAATGATACCCATAATCTGTCGCACTTGTCGCCATCTATGACCTGCGCATGTAGAGAATAAATCCTTGCACCTGACGATGATCTATAAATCTCATGCCAGCCTAAATCGTTATAAACCAACACAGAAGAATAACCTGTTGGGTGATCGATCGCTGCATACATTCTGCCAGGATAGGCTAGTAAATGAGAGATATAACCACTTCTTTCGTTTGGCAATCCTTGATCTCTATTTGGACCAATGTCATCCAATCGCCCTTCATAATATCTTTCCAGTCCGTTCAGCATAGACAGGTAAAGATAAACTCCGCGCTGCAAAGATGATCTACCATTGTTGTCGTCTGCTACTGCTGCAAATTCAGCCAGTGGAACTTGATCATAAATACCATTGTTGATTGATCCAAATCCATCTTCTTTCAACACAAATGGTATCCTGGGTGTCCCATAGGCAACAATATTTGTAATCCGATACATCTTGTTTCCACAAGTAATGTCTGTGCCAAATGAAAGTATATTTGCTGCGTCTGCCCATGCCGCGACATCAGAACTTGATACGGTTGCTGCGGTTGCCAATGCTCGCCATATTTTTCTTACACCTTTTTCGTCCTGAATTAATTCAATATAAGTGGCTTTCGCTGTTTCAGTCCAATATTTTGGGGTCCACACCTGGGATGAATTATAAAAAGTCATGCGCTTGATGGCTACATCTTCTCCCTGCGCAAAAAATACCATATCATCTACAACTAAAACATCTGATAGTTTGGTGGTAAGTCCATGCCCAGTTATTTCTGTCCATGTACCTGTCCCATAGATCGCATATTCTGTACTGGTTGTATGCACAATATTCCAGGCTTTGTCAACTATCACATATCCGGATGCACCTGTCACAACGCTGACAATTTTCCTCCATCTAATTCTCTCCGTTGATCCGGGACCGCTGACAATCTTTACGATCGCGCCAATCGCTTCCTGCCCAACATTTTTTGCATGGATAATTGTTTGATCTGCTGTGTTGTCTGCTGCATATCCATGATAACCCTCTCTATATAGTTTTGGCGCTGCACCACTTGCGGGACATGCAACCGCAAAATCAGTGTTTCTTAATTTATAAAAAAATGTTTCACCGGGTTCGTCATTATATGTTCCCAATTCAAAAGCCAGGCTGTAAGTGCTGTCCGCAGGCAATTCGAAATCACCTGCATACCCAGACCATTGAACAGGCTCGTTTGCTTCGTCCGGATAAAAGTACATATCCCAATAAGTACCAGTCCATTTCAAAGTCCAAAAATACCCTTGTATATGTCGGTATTCTAATTGACTACCTGCCAGATTGTTGATACCCCATTGGAATGGAAATTCATCACCTAATGTGATTTCCCCATCAAAATAAGGGTCATAATATTTTTTGCTCATTACCGCTAAAACATAATAACTGCCACTGACAAAGGTATATTCAAAATCAAAAATATACTCCTGTAATGCAGCACTTTCGACAATATTGAAATCTTCTGTCACGTGGTCAGAAACCCCTACTCCTGTCGGGACTCCTTTTATTGATTCGACAAACCATTCAGCATAACAATAATCATGCCCAGGCAGGTTTGCAAGATCGTTGTATTTGAAAATGGAAATTCTGATACTATCAGTACCGGCCAACCAGAGTTTTATTTGAGAAATACTGCCATTACTGGGAGCTTGAAAACGCGTTGCAACGGTTTGAGATTCAATATGATTATCGGATTTTGAACCATGTGGAGCTGGATCAATGTGAAGATGATATTGATTCGACATTCTTGTTGTGAATGGATGAAGAAATCCCATTTGGCTATTCTGTGTGTTCGATAAATAAGTTGTGCTGGAAGCGAGTACATTGCTTGTGTTGGGTTTTGGACCCAAAATAACATCGCCACTCATGGCATCAATGGCATTGCTATCCGCATACCTGGTTTTGTCCTTTTCAAAATCTTCCTGCGCCCTGCCACCTGACCAATCCTTTTGCGTGATCGGGGTGTATGGTAATTCCATATCAGAATAATCCGGATCTCCCTGGGAGAATTGCATGGCTCGACTTGGCATCTTTCCCTGTGGCATCGCCGTCGGATCTGGATCTCCGCGCCCATTGCATAAAATCAATCCCAGTTTTGTTGCGCCTTGTGCCAGACTCAAATGATGGGTTATTCTCTGATCGGTTGGTAGTGTTCTAATAGTGTCTGCCATATCATAACCTCGACAATACAGGATCCCTGTTCAACAGGATGCTTTGGTGTGTGGCTCTCGTTCTTGCTAATTCAGCGCCATAAATATCAACCATATTCTTGTTGATCTTCTCGTCGTCGCCTGCTCGTAGGTTTCGCCAGATAGCAGCAAAGTATGTAGCAGCAACCACCAGGTAATCACGATCAACGGTTTCGTTGATCTCATCATCGTAATAAACAAGTGCTGGATGTTTGGATGCGTAATGTATTCTCAAATAATCTTCTGATGGAGCGCTGTCCATAAAAATAAGGACCCCATATTCTTCACGCCACTTCAAATGTTTTTTGAACCCATCAGTTTCGTTTCCGTATTCAACCCTGCGAAGATCACGAACACCATCCGGCAGCGTGTACTCTAGCTGATCTTCCACAACTGTAATTGATTCGTCCAACAACATAACTTTCCCGATCTCATTCTCCAATGCCCGGTTGACTGAATTTTTCAATATGTCGATCGGGAACCGTTTGGTTGTTGCCGTATAATACTTCCCGGATGTTGCGGCCGGCATGGTAGGAATAGTAAATGTGTTGGTTGCTAATGCCCAATCAGTGATGCGTGCGACCTGCGGTGTGGCGAAATCAATAAAGATTACACCGCCATTGAAATAATCGTCCGGCTCACTTAAGTTTGTATCAATCAGGGTTGTGGTTGTCCCTCCGGTTGCCAATCCTTCTCTCACATCAGATAGGTTCCTGGCCACTTCTCTCATAACATCTAATAAAATCATTTAGTCCTCCGCATTGATGATCATGTGTCCTTCAAGCACATCCAGTGTACTTGTGGTGAATTGAACCTCAACTCTGTATTGAACACCAGAAGTAAGGTTGTAGATGCCTGGCAATGAGATCACGTTTCCTACGGCAGAAGGGGAACCAACCAGACATGTACTGGAAACATCTGTCAGCACACGATCTATAAAGCTGTAAATTATGACCGCAATATTGGTGGGAGAGCTTCCCCATAATGACATATCCCACGTATAGTAAACTGTTTCGTCCTTGCCCTGTCTTACGATTTTGATTAGTCTTTTGTCCATGTGAAGTCGTTCCTCCTGCTTTCTAATTCTATTCTATCTTCTCTGCGTTTTAATTCAATATGGAAACTGTCCCTGGGTTTCAAAACAAAATGCTTTTCCCTCTCATGTTCGAAAGATAAATCGAAGTCACGCAAGGGAAGATCCCCAATGGCGACATATATGTTTATGAATAGTCTTGCCAAATCGATTGCGGGAACTCCGGCATATAAATCCTGCGACAACAGCGCGTGGATCTGTCCTATGATCGATTTCTCAATGGTCGGGATGGTGCTTATATCCTGCCCGATCAGGTTGTGTATCTGTCCAATAGTTGATTGGTCAAGAGTTGGGATACCTGCCGTAATATCCCTGGCAACCAATGCAACCACTTCAACCAGGATCGCTTTGTCCAGCGTGGGGATCCCTGAATATAAATCACTGGACACCAACGCATGAATCTGTCCAATGATCGCCTGGTCAATTGTGGGTATTGTGCTTATATCACTGGCAACCAGGTTATGTATCTGTCCGACAACTGCTTTGTCGATCGTGGGAATACCGGATGTAATATCACTGGCCACCAAATTATGGATAACACCAATAATAGATTTATCGATGGTTGGAGATCCCGAGAATATATCCCGGCTGATCAGATTATGGATCTGCCCAATGGTCGCATGGTCAATGGTTGGAGATCCGGATAATAAATCTTTGGCTGTCAGGTTGTCGGTTCCAGCAGCAGACTCCGATAGTGTTGCCTTATCAATCGTGGGTGCTGCTGTGAATATATCTATGGCCACAAGCACATGGGTCTGTCCGATGATCGCTCGATCGACAGTGGGAATAGTGCTTATGTCTTTGGCAACCAACACATGAGTTTGACCAATGGTTGCCTTATCCAGCGTGGGAATACCAGATGTAATATCTCTGGCTGTCAACGCGTGAACCTGGCTGATTGTTGCCTTGTCCAGTGTAGGTGGATTGGTTGTTATATCTTTAGCAGTAAGTGCATGAACCTGCCCTATGACTGCTTTGTCGATGGTTGGAATGCCTGACGTTATATCTTTGGCGGTAAGTGCGTCCTCTCCGGATGCTTCTGCCAATGTGGCTTTGTCGATCGTGGGAGCAGCAGTAAATATGTCCGCTGCAATAAGTGCATGGATCTGGCCAATAACCGCTTTGTCAACAGTAGGGATGGTACTTATATCTTTAGCTGTCAGTACGTGAGTCTGCCCGATCGTCGCTTTGTCGATCGTTGGCACGCCAACAGTAATGTCTTTGGCTACCAGTGCATCTGGTGCTGCGCCAAAACTTAATGTATTCGCGAACTCAACCCAGGGATTATAAGCAGCGGTATCGGTATTGTTTTCACCCAGGTCAGTTGTTGAATTATCACCAATACTCAAACCACCACCATGACTCTGGTTGGTTGCTGGATCTCCACCCTGCCCGATCTCGATAATAATTCGGTCGCCAGCAGCAATCGTAACCGCCGTAGTGGTTACTGAATACTGTCTGTTCACCAGACTTGTTGTTAATTCAGTTGCATCCCGCAATACGCCGGAAATAATATTCTGAAATGTGGAACCATTCCATGTACGCACACTGATGGCAGTGTACATGTTGTTTCCAGTACCGCTTTCAATTCCCCGGATCTGGAATTTTAGTGTTTGTGCGGCAATTGTTTGTGCTGCTAATGGCTCGCTGACATACTGCCTGTACAGAATATCTTTATTAGTAGCATCAGCATCCGAAAAAGAAACGGTCGTCATGGTGGACGAGATTCGTGTTGTGACGGCATTCAGACGTGCAACAATAGATGTATCTTCCCACGCACTGTTATACGCGGGCGACACACTGGGCGTACCACTGTATGGCAAATAGAATCTAGTAGCCATAAGGTTTATAGGACGGTTTTCACCGTCCTATCTATTAGGTTGTTGGATCTGGTATCTCTATATCCCAGGTTGTCAATGTGAAAACGTTTCCGTTTGTGACTGCTTGTGTGGCATTCAATGCTTGCTTCGCCAATATCTTACTGGCAGAATCGTCCGTCAATACTTTCCATGCAGCCGTTCCGGTCGCCGTCACCGTACCATCTGTAATGGCTGTGACTGGTAATTTCCTACCAGAAACATCGCCATTGGCAATTGTGCCTGTTGCAGGCGCAGCTTTCACACCCAGTTTATAAGTTGCACTGGCTTCCGCAAAAGTCATTGGTTCCTGTGAACAGATATAAAGATTTTCTACATTCGTTTTGATGTAATTCAGAGCAGCATCAAGTGCGTCATCATGAATCATCCCTGCCATAGATCACTCTCCAATTCTTTTACATTCGCGGTCGTAGAATGAATTTTCCAATTGTGAAATCGCGGTCCAATCGATATTTGTTCCCATGATCATCAACGATCACGATGTTGGGAATGTCTTTCATTTTGATCACAACTTCTTTTGGCTCAATTGTTAGACCTTCTACAACTTCTTTTTCCAGTTTTGGTTCCGGTATTTTGGCAACTGGTTTTTTGGTACCTGTTTTTTTAGTAGTCATAATTAAATGCCACCCTCCTTATTGGGGAGGGTGGCTCCTTATTAACTAAAATTTGTTGTGTCGTCCTGCGGGGACAGGTCCAACAGCCACAGCACCGAAATCGGGGGTAGTACCGCCCAGGGTCAAATGAGCGCGTCTATAACGTGCATCTGATTGTCCTGTCATAAAATACTCACCGACAACAGTGATGGATGGGAATACAAGAAAATCACGCCAGGTTGAATTGTCGTCACTTTCCTGAATTTTTACTGCCAGGGTTGGGGTGGTTCCACCCGCTTCCGGCACATGCACCTGGTAGGTTTGTGAAACCATGTCTGGACCCATATCCACGCCAGTCAAACTGGTTTCGGAAGCGGCCAAGTCAGTTGCATCAGAGCGTAAAAGTAGATTTGCATCAAACATTTTCAATCCTCCTTATGCAGCGACAATACCATGCAGTTGGTAAAGACTGCGCGGATGTGTTACGGCTAAACCGATCACCCAGTCAATGACAGTGCGATAGGTCACGCGATCTTCGAGCAATCCGGCATCATCAACTTCTAATCCGTATTCCTGCCATCCGGTCAAAAATTCCTGACCGACAGTAACACCGTAAATAGAAGTGGAAGCTCCACCTGTGAGAGTCGAACCATTCACGTTCTCAACGTTTCCGATAATCTGTGTGGTTTGATCGGATTTGTAACCTGCATCAATAAAGGTTGCATTCTTGTACTGGTACAATTCGCGGCCTAATTGATCTTTGGTTACAGACAATACACCTGCCTGTCGTGCTAACGACCAGTAACGCATCAACAAAGTTTTGTTGGTGATCAAATACTTCGATCCGCCTTCCGGCATATCGTAAAGCAATTGATCGAGAAAATCAAAAAATGTTTGCGTATTGGCTGCAAGAGCAGCAGCGTCCGGAGAAATATCCAAACCAGCACCAGCAATTTTGTTTGCTGAATGATCTTTCTGAATACGGTAATTGATACCAGTGATCGCATCTGGATCTACCTCTGGATTACCAGTAATGAATTTATCATTG